ATAATTCTTAGTTTTAAAAAGCTTGTTGAGATATTCGTTGAGTTTGTTTTGAATCCAACGAATGCTCAACTGTCCCGAAAGCGTGATTGCTTCGGCTTGACGAACATCGTAATGACGAAAGTAATTGTTGCCAATAGCACCGTATGCGCTGTTTAGCGCAATCTTGTATGCCATTTGCATTGTATCGTATTTTGCAATGTTGCGTTCGTGATTGCGCTTTTGTGTATCGTCTTGACAGTTTTGCAAGAGCTTTTTGCTTTCGAGTGCAAGCTTCTTGAACTTTTTACGCTGGTTATAAAACTTGTCCATCAGCTCGGGCAAGAAACCCATCTTGTCGCGACGAAACAACTGACCGTTTGCAGCCATAGCATAGTTGTGTTGCTTGATGTAACTGTTGTCGATATTTTGGGTTAGCAGCTGATCGATTGTATATTTTGGTACCGCGCTATTGTCGTCTACAATTGTATCGGGACCGATATTGTACTGCAAAATTAAATGCGGATACAGACTGCTCAAGTCGAAGCTCACAACCCAGTCGTGAAATCCAACAATCGGATCTTTTACATATGCACCAGCGTACTGGCTGTCTTTGCTTTTATCTTTTCGCTGAGAGATCACAATGTTGTTGCGCAACAAGTGATTGTAGATGATCGTGTCCCACATGCGCACCTGACCAAACACATCGTTGTAATTTGTTTTGGCCAGATATGCCATCGACACATGCAGTTCGAGTAGATTCAGTTTGTCGTCCAGTTCGCGAACCAGATCAACGTCCTGAACGTTATACTCCACAAACTTTTGAAAGTTGTTGGTGTAAAAATCTCGGATATGACCATACTCCGAGTAATCAACCTTCTTCTTGCCGAGTTCGACTCTAGCAATATAATCAAGCTTGTAGCTTTCGCGTGGCGAAAGAACATATTTGCGATACAACTCGTAGTAGTCTAAAATGTCTACGCCCGAGATTTTATAAACCTGCTGTGTTTTGCCTTTATAATCAACTTCATCATCACGCAAATTGCGCCACGGAGAAAGACTACGAGCAACATCGTTTCCGCGCTTGCCGAACACGCGCTTGATTCGATTTATAATATAAGGAATATCATAAAAACGAACATTCCATCCAGTCACGATGTCTGGATCAATGTCGCGCCAAATCTCAACAAACTTTTCTAGTAAATCTTTTTCATTTTGAAAAACTTGTTGATAAACATTCGGATCTTCTGGAAGTACGAAACTGTTTGTCGCAAGTACATACTTGCGATCATTGTATCTAACGGTGATAACATTGATTTTCTCGCTTGCGTCTTTGGGGTCGCTAAAGCCATCTTCACATTCGTTCTCAATATCTATGTACACCGTACGAATCACATTCATGTCATACTCGGCATCCTCGTGATTGGGATACAAACTGGAAATGTATTGATACACCCAGTCGGTGTGACCGTGAATTTCAAAGTTTTGAACGTCAGAGTATGTCTCAACAAACTCTTCGCAATCGCGAAGAGTTCCGGGTTGAATTGCATCTACAGCCACACCTTTGATGGTGCGATGCGATGCTGTTGCGTTTTTGCTTGGGACATAAAGAGTTGGTTGAAATGCAACTCGTTGTTCGACGCGTTTGCCGTTTTCATATCCACGATACAAAATATTGTTACCGCTAGACTGAACGTTCGTGTAAAATGTATTCATATAAAAAGCCACCTGTCGGGTACGATCCGACGACCTATGCTTTACAAAAGCATCGCTCTACCAACTGAGCTAAGGTGGCTAAAAATTACCAAGTTGTGTTACTATCGCAACGGAATTCTTTGCGATCTTTGATGAACGACGCAAACAACACAGCATAGTTGATCACATCAACGATTGTGTCTTCGAGACTTTCGTCTTTGACTTGAAACACACCCGTCTCGACAAACGAACTGAGACGACTCATCTTGTCGGTCATGCGCACAAGAAAACCTTGTTCGGTGGTACAAATACCCATCGCTTCGCATCGAGTGAAATTAGCAAATGGTTCATCGCCACCCGAGCCAGCATAGTCTGCATTCTTTCGACGCATCAATTCAAGAGCCGTCTTGCACAAAGCTTCGTGATTCTTCAACAGTTCATCGCGAGTCATAATGTTCCTTTCACTGTTTACCGGTGCTACCAAATCCACCCGAACGATCGGTTTTTGGTGATGGTCGTTCGTTAATCAACTCGATATTGTATTCAGGTAGCTTGACCAATTCCAACTGTGCAATACGATCTCCATGATCGATTCTCACTTCTGTTTGGCTCGAATTGCAAATTGAAATATAAAGTTGTTCAACATAATCCCAATCGATCACACCTTCGCAGTTGGAAAGCGTCAATCCCGTCTTGAACGACAGCCCCGAACGAGGATGCACACGAACCGAATACCCACGCGGAATGTCCAGCACAATTCCTGTTGGAACAAGTGCTCGATCGCCTGGATTTAAAACGGTGTGAAATTTATCGCCGGTAAAAAGTTGAAATGCCATATATTGCATTTCTTTGTTGGTCTTGTCGTAAACTTTAAACAAACGCTCGTGTGTTCCAAAATATGCACGAACATCCACACAAGCCGAGCCGCGTGTTGCAAACTTCAAATCTTCAACATCGCCGTAAAGTTTATGATATTTAAGAACAGCATTTTTAACAAAATTCAATTCACTCATGATATATTCTCCTAATTTTTGGCTGCGTCTTTCAACGCAGCCAAATTGTTATTGAATTTCAATTCGCGTTTCCAGCTTTTTGCTGAGCGGAAGATCCAAACGAATTGTCAAAATACCATCTTCAAGTTTGGCACTATGCACAACATATTTTTCACCCACGCGAAATTGACGCACAAAATCACGCTTGGCGATTCCGCGATAACCATTTACTGGTGTGTTGTTTTGCTTTTGACCCTTGACGGTCAGCACGTTGTTTTCAAGATGCACTTCCAAATCGGTTTTCTTGAAACCAGCTACCGCAAGTTCCACATACGTGGTTTCGGCTACATCTTGTTGCGTGGGTTTTACCGACCACACGTTGAACGGTGGATACGATGAGTTGTCTTTGGAAGCCAGTACCACTTCCAATTCTTTGAACAAATCATCGTAACCAATAAACGAACGAAACAGCGGACTATTAAAAACCAAATCCATATTTGCCTCCTTATAAAGCAAGGTTTGTGATGCGAGTCCCCAATCGGGCAACTCACTATTATATAGTAGTTTTTGGTTTAAAAATCTCGCAGTTCTCGTCGAGAACTTCTGCGATCTTGTTCGGGTGTCGGGCGACCACCATAAGTAGCGGAACGTGGTTTACCAACCATTCGTTCACGCTCGAGACGTTGCTGTCGAGCAACTTTCGCCGCAGCCGATAAAAAATCTTGAACAGAGTCTTTCTTTTTGCCTTCGAGCACAAATTGCTTGAAACTGATCATTGTTGCCTCACTCGTCTTTTCGGCGATTTTGATCGCCAATGATTGCGCCGCCAACACCACCAATAATGGCACCAGCAGCCGCTCCTTTGCCCATATCGCCCGTCAGCGAGCCGATACCCATTCCAGCCAGCGCACCGAGGGCTGCGCCGCTCAATCCACCCTGAACCGCATTGTTGCAACCACCAACAAACAGAAGACAACCAAGACAAGCAATCTTAATCGAATTCGTTTTCATTTTTTTCATTTTTAATTTTCTTTCCGATATTGTACTTGGGAACCAGCTTCCATTCGGATTTTTCTTTGTAATTGAGCACCTTGATGGTGTTCATCAAAGCAACTGGTTCTTCGGTCTTTGTTTGATCTACTATATTAATCAAACCCCAATCTTCAAGCAAATTTGTGATGGTATTTCTGCGAGCCAAATCTTCTTCATCAAACGTAATATCGTGGCCATCCAATCCAAACAATTCTTTGAAGTGAACAATATAATATTTACCACGTTTGTGAAGTATATGACACGATTGATAAAGCGTGTTGTCTTTGCGACTAGCCACACCGATACGCGTAAGGGTTTCTTTTATTTTTAAGAAATTTTGCGCGTCGGTTAAAGTGACTTCCACCAAACTCTCTAAACCTTTAAATTGTGTATTCATTTTTATAATCCTAAAACGTCCAGTTTCAAGATTATTTATAAATACCAATTACTTACCGTTCATGTGCTGCCACTCTTTTAAGATTTTTTCAACATCTTGCGGTTTCAAAATCTTTAATGTTTGGCGTGCACGGGCTTCGCTGTAACCAAAAATGGCTTTGATTGCATCCACTTCCAATTGATTGCTTTGTTCGGGTTTGTGCCATTTTGAGTAACGCTTCTTTTTGGTTGCGCTATAAAACAAATAATCGTACTGCATCCGCTTGTCGAGGTGATTATTTGTGTTCATTGCATTTGCCAAAAATACCGTATCGGCAAAATTGCTTAAACTTCTGTTGGTAAGATACGGATTGTAATCGCGCTCTTCAAGAGGATCGCCGTTCATCATTGGAGTCTTTGATGAAGTTATCGAATTTACATAATCAAAAGGGTTCATATTTTTATTCTTCAAAAAACATCGGGTGATCTTTTGCGCGCATATTTATAATGAACTTTACGGGAAAATATTCGTAATTGTTTGTTTGAACATTATAAAAAGATTTTAACAAAAATGTATCAAACAAATTTTCACCAAACACACGATCGATCAAAGGAGCTTCTACAAAATCTTTTGTGATTTCAATTTTTCTATATTGCAACTCTGCAGATTTTGTGCTTCCATCCGAAGTTTCATATTCTACAATCAAAGTGTTTGGATAGATTTTCTTTAAAAGTTTTTCTACCCACTTGGCGATAAATTGCTGTTCGGCATAATCAACATTCAAACGCTCCAACGGAGACATTTTACCGCTGGTGGTGAATCTGATAAATTTTGAAGAATTGAATATGTAGTTTTTTCTTTGCTGAAGAAAATTTTTGCGCAAAGCATGACCTTCACGAACATAAGAATTGTAGTTGTATTTTTTCTTTAATTTTTTATATTCGGAAATACAGTCGGCTAATTGCTTTTGATCCACATTATCGAGAGGGTAGATGTATCCGTACATTCCCGAACTGGGATTGTTCAAAAAGCTTTCGATATTTTTTTCATCGATATTGATTGTTCTGAAAACAGTTTTAATTTCTTCGGTGAAATTTTTGATCTGATACTTTTCATTCAATTGTTGAACTTGTGACGACAGATCGTTGAAATTGTCTTTTTTCTGTTTCATCATAATTATTTATCTAAATTGAGCGTTCATCATGATCTCTGCCATGCATGCAGCCATACAAATTTCATGATCTGCGCTAAAAGCCATACGGTATTGATATTCTGCGAGAATCAAAACAACACTGGGAATTGAAGATTTATCAATCTGTTCGTTGAGTTCATCATAAATTTTTCTGAAAAATTTAGAGTGGTCGATGTCGCTGTTTGCAGCGACCCATTTTCTAACTTCGCTGAAATTCTTACTTTTCATGTGAGCGAATAACTCGGCATACGTGCTGTCTTTGATGCTAGGTAAAATACCCGAGTCGATTTTACCCGATACGCTGTATCGCTGAAGCTCGTTGATGATTCTTCTAAAATCCGGAAAAAATTGCATCACCACTTCGGCAACAACTTTGCGATCGTACGGAATCTTTTCGTTGTCGAGAATCGACGAAACTCTAGCCATCACAGCCGCAGCCATTTGCGGTTTCTCTTTGTTGGGAATATTAAATTCCACAATCGAGCAACGCGAATGCAAAGGTTCGATGATTCTGTTTTTGAAATTGCAAGTAAAAATAAATCTGCAGTTGCTGCTGAATTCTTCGATGAAACCACGCAAAGCTGGCTGAGTGCTTTGCGGATTCAAATAGTCGGCTTCGTCTAAGATAACAACTTTTCTGTTGCCGCTCAACGAAACTGCGCTGGCGAAATTGCGAACGGTTGTTCGCAAAGTATCGATGTTTCCGTTTTCGCTTGCGTTCAGAAAGATATGATCCAGATTCATCTGCTGGCAAAGAGCACGAGCAACGGTAGTTTTGCCGCAGCCGGGTCCTCCGCACAACAAAAGATTTTGAATCTCGTTGGACTTTACAATATTGTGAAACGTGTTGCGTATCGATTCGGGCAACACGCAATCTTCAATCTTGTGAGGTCTGTATTTTTCAACCCACAATAAATTTTGAATACTCATTTTTTAGTTCCAACGACTGTCGAGTTCGAGGCTGATCCAATAACGAATGTTGCTGTTGTTGTTTGAAAATTCACTGATGTTTTTGTTGCTCACACGAACACTATAATCTCCAGCAATAAGCTTGAGATTTTCTGTTTTGTGATACGCAACGCAATTGATGTTGTTTTTGTTGTCGCCAACATTCACCGCATACTGGTGACTTGTGTCGTCGCGCTTGTCGCTCACTCGAAGATCGATCGAACCTTCGTTTCCGACGATCGCAAGATCGGGTGCCTGCAACACTGCGCTAGCACGAAGCAATTCATTGAAATCCTTGGTGTTCAAATTGAATTCAATTTGATGCGCTGGCATGTTGAAATTCTTGGGAGGATTGGTGAGCAGCGAAGAATCACTATAAAAATAGTTGATTTTTGCGTTGCTGCTTGTGCTGCTGATGCTCACGTGTTTTTCGTTGAAAGTAAATTCGGGATCCTTAAACAAACTGATGGTAGCCAAAAACTTGTTGAGATCGTAAATTCCAAATTCACAATCAAAAGTCTCGGCTACTTTTGCTTCGGCGAAAATATTTCGGCTTGCCGAAAGCGTGCGCAAAATGTTTCCAGGCTTTACAACAATGTTGCTGTTGATGCCAGCGAAATTCTTCAAAACGTTCAAAGTATCATTGCTAATTTTCATAATGTCTCCTAAAGAAAAACCCGCCAGAGTGTGCTGCACAAGGCTCGCATGGCGGGTTTGCTTGCATACTATATTGTATGCGTTCAGATGTATCTTTCTACCAGTGATCGAATGCTTTTCTTGTCGCCAGCATTTTCCAATTCGTGAATAAGACTTTCACGATTGTTGTTGACGTTGATTCGATCAAACACCGAAGAAATGCTGCGTTCGGTTTCTTCGAATCGGCGATTGAACGAAGAGTCATAAATGCTGAATCGCTCGTTCATTGAATCGAAAGTGTTTTCAAAACGTTGGCGAATATCGCTATCGGTTTCGTTGCGAAAACGCTGCATTTCGGTTTCGATATCACGACGAAGCTTGTCGGCATCTTGACGCATCTTGAGCAACTGTTGCGACATCAAACCGTACACAATCATACAACCCAAAAATGTACCAAACAAAGCAATCCAAAGTGTCACCAAATCCATAATATAGTCTCCCTAAAAATTAATACTTGTCGATAACCTTCTTGACTTCAGCTTCGCCCTTGGCAGCGGCAGCAAGAACTTCGCTACGAATCTTGGCGATAGTGTTCTTGTTGTTCTTGCTGAGAAGAACAACAGCCAAAGCACCAACAATCAAACCACCTAAAAATGCAAACCAAATCATACGTATCTCCTTATAAAGAAAAACCGTCTACTATTATATAGACGGTAGACGGTTTTTCTAGTTGTGTTTAAAAATTAATTATTTTTTACGTTTTCCGCCGTAACGCTTCCACATTGCTGCGGCTGCTACGCGCTCGCCAGCTTCTTTGCTGCCGTACTGTTCGGCTGCTTTCTTTGCAACCTTTTCAAAACCTTTTCCTTTTTTACCAATGTCTTCGCCCGCTTGAATTTTCTTGGCAAGACGCTTGCGTCCTGCTGCGGTGCCGTACTTGGCGCGTTCGTCGATCAACATGTTCACGTATTGTGATTGTTCTTCGTCGAGCGTTTGCATAAATTCGTTGAGTTGATCCACATCAAGCGATGTGACGTATTCGACAATATCGTCTTCGCCTTGGTTTGGTGCTTCAACTTGCATCATGTCGTTCTTGATGTTTTCGATTGCCGAGTGTGCATGATAATCGAGTGCATCGCGCACCACGCTCGAGAAATCCAAAACATCGCCGTTGATGGCAGCCTGCACAAAAGTGTTTTCAACAATTTGTGGTTGATCGTTTTCGTAAGAGCTGTTTACATTTTGTTTCACTTCTTGTCCAACCTTTCTTGCTGCGGCACCCGAACCTTTTGGCATTTTAAGACCTTGAAGTGCGGTGGCAAGTGCTCCAAATCCGCGTCCTGTAGAAGGTGGCTTTTTGGATTTGCCTTGTCCGCGCACGCCAGAACCAACACCTTTGGCAACAACTGTACTTTCATCATCGCTAGTTTTCTTCACGGAACCTGGATCGGCACTTCCTTGCATCGGCTTGGCTTTAGCATAACGAAGGTTTCCTTCTTCGTCGGTACCAGCACCGCGTTCGATTTCGCGCTTGGTACGCCGTTCATCTTCGGCTCGCATTTGTTCTCTGGAAACGCCTCTAATTTTTGCTGCAACATTTTGTGCAACTTCTGGTTGTGCTTCTTGTGCAGCACGAATGTCACGCTCTTGTTGCGGCGTCAACTCTTGCCCAGCAGCTGCTGCTTGTTTCATAAACAAAAGATGACGCGCAGCGGTCATTGGATTGATTTTTGCTTCTTGCAAATACTCGAATGCCGCTTGAATCAATTCGAGTTGTTGTTCGTCGAGTTGATCCATAAAAGCATCGAGTTGTTGATCGTTGTATGTGCTGATTTCTTCTACGATCGACAAAAGATTTTCAAGATCGTACTGATCGCCAGCGGCGATGTTTTGAGGAGCGTTCATATTTTCACCTGTATCCTTGTTTTTAATTTTAGCGAGTTTAGGATTGATTTCATCGGCTTCGCGACGACCACCTGTTGACACTTGTTTTGATTTGCCACGATAGTCGCGCACCGTTCGGTTGCGTTCTTCGGTTCCACCTTTAACACGATCAAAAAAACGATCTATTGTTTCGGGCGACAAAACAAATTTGCTTTTGTTGCCTTGTGGTAAAAAAAGCATGCTTTTGCCAGCTTGACCTTCGTACGGTTCGCTGCT